CGCCGGTCTTGTTGATGTCGTAGCCGGTGCCCGCGCCCTTGGTATGGGCGAGGATCTGACCCGAGTGATGGATCTCGGCGCCGAACCATTCCTGAATCAGACCGCGCCGGCGGGCGAAGTCGTTTCCTGCCGCATCGACGCGGAACATGGCCGGCTGCTTGCCGAGCAGGTTCGCGACGGCGGCGGATCCGAGAACGATATGGCGGTCCGTCACCGGGGCGCCGTTGTCGTTCAGGATCCGGAGCACCTGCGAGATCGCGGACATGTCGTCGGCGGTCCCGAACGGCGCGGTGCCGGCCGTGCCATAGGCGCGGGAGGCGGTCACGTAGAGTTCGGCGAGATCGACCTCGATCTCGTTCGCCAGCGTGCGGAACGCCTGCGCGAACCGCTGCTCCATGATGGAGCTATTGTTCTCGCCGAGCCCGCGTTCTTCCTCGCCGGTCAAGTTAAACGAGACCTTGCGCTGGTTGTCGATCGTGATGTCGACGTAACCGATGGTCTGGTCCGTGCCCGTCGCGGCGATGTTGGTCGGCGTGATCGGCGCCGCCGCCATCGTCGGGACAACCGGCGAACGGACGGTGACGCCGGCGCCGGCCTGCTGCGCGGTCGCATCACGGGAGACGGCGGAGATCAGTCCGACCATTTCACGGGAAACGACGTTCATCGCGTTGTACATGGTGGGCAGAAGCCCGGTGAGGACGTTGCTCATTGCTGTGGTTCCTGGATTTTTGGAGTTTTCGGGGGGATTGGGCTATCCAGCCCGAGCGCCGCGCCCCATCCAGGGCCTTGGCCATGCCGCCGAATGGCGGGTATGCGTCACCGTCCGGCCGCGCATCCACGGGCCGATCCGGCGTGTCCTGATTGTCGGCTGCTGCTGCGGACTTAGTTGTCCGTGAATGTGAACCCGTCGGCCACGGCCTTCGCCTTGTCGGCCGCGCCCATCTTCTCGAACTGCGCCCGCGGCATGGTCTTTCCGGTGCCGCCGGTGCCGTTCGATCCCCGCGCCCCGGACCCGGACGCGCCCGATCCCTTGAGGATGTGGTCGCGGTGGGCATAGGAGCCGACGAGCATTTCCAACGCCTCGTCGAAGTCGGCGAGTTCGCCGGGTTTCGCGAGGCTGTACATCTTGTTTCCGGACGGGTCGTAAGCGACGACCTTGCCGTCGGCCTCGACCTTGAACTGTGACCCGAAGGCCGCCCGGATCATGTCGGCCGGAACCGCGATCTTGTCGGCGATGTACTTCGATCCCGAGAACTGGGCCGCGATCTTCTCGCCGTGATAGCGGCCGGTGAGGGCCTCGAGTTCGCCCTTGATCCGCGCCATCTCGTCGGCGTGTGCCTTGGCGGCGGCCCGATGTTTTTCCTCGATTGCCGTGATGGCGGCGGCCTTGATCTCGTCGACCTTGCCGGCCTGCACCAGTTGCCCGGCGTCGAGGCTCTTGACGGTTTCCAGCGCCTTCAGCGCCGCCGCCGGGTCGGTGATGCCCTCGAACGCCTTGACCTTGGCCTCGGCGTCCTCGAAGCGTTTCCGGTGTCCCATCGCTTCGCCGTTCAGCGCCGTGATCTTGGCCACGGCGGCGGGCGCGTCGAAGGGCACTTCTTTGCCGTCATCGGTCACATAGATCGGCTTGCCGTCGCTGACCACGACGTGGCCGGCGTCATCGAGTTTAAGCTTCATCGGTTCCTCGTGAGGCATCCGCCTCGTTCTACGGGCCATCCAGCCCGGTGCGCCGATCGGCATCCGCCTGTTCGGCTGGGAGCGTGGCGATCCATTCCGCCGTCGGCTTGCCGAGCAGCGTCGCGGACCACCCGCCCATCGACCGGACCCGCGTCAGGTGGTGCGCGATGCCGGTCCATGTTTCTTGGTAGCTTTCGGCCGGCTTCCACGGGCCGGGCCGGATGATGTGTCCGCCATCCTCGTCGATCGGGATCCCGGCGAGGACGACATGGGTGGCGCCGTCGTCGATGGCGACCTTGGTCGCGAACAGGCCCGACGAGCCGCTGTTGCGCTGCCCGGGCCACATCCAGTCGTGATAGCGATCGATCCGCGCCGGTCGCTTGCGCCGGTCCGCGAACGAGAACGTCACGGTCTGGTAATCGGTGTTGCGCCCCAACCGCTCGCGGTCGGCCATCCAGACGTGCAGTTCGTCCGGGTGCATGGTTGCCCAGTAGTCGAGCCGACCCGGCCAGAGCACGCCGACATGGTTCGCCGCGTAGACCCGATCGGGCGTCATCATTCGAAGGGCCGCCACGGCGTCCTCACGCCATGACAGGGCACCACCGAGAACGAGGGCCTTCACGGTCGCAGGATGCCGAAGGTCGCGTAGGACACCGCCGGATCGCGGTCGAACACGGCCCGGACAATGAAACCCGTATCGAGGCACATCCGCCGGAACGACCCCTCGGTCGTGGCCCATGCGCAGATATGGTCGCGATAGTAATCGGCCCCGTCGAGGGCCATGCGCCCGAACCGGCCGGTGTCGTCGTGTAGTCGCACCTGGATCACGCCCCGCGCGCCCGGCATCGTCAGCCGGTGGATCTCGCGCAACACCAATTCCGCGTAGGCGTCCGACGGGAAGTGCTGGAACACCGCCGTCGACAGGAACACGTCGGCCTTGGGCGCCACGTCATGGACCCGGGGCGCCGATCCGATCAGCACCGGATGAAACACCCCGCCGGCCTGCCGAAGCGCCTCGGCCAAGTTCCGGTGGCTGATGTCAACCCCGATGTATCGCTTTGCCCAAGGCATCAGCGCCACGGCATTCGCACCACCGCCCGGCCCCCATTCGAGGAAGGTATGGCGATCCCCGTCGAGCAGTGTAACGCCGGCTTCCCGCAAGGCCGCGATGGTCCGGGTTCCGATGGCGCGCCATTCGCTGTCGGTCCACCGCCCGTGTCCCCGCCAATGCGAGATGTCCCGGCGATAGGACTCTTTCGGGTGGGCATCCCAGACCGCGGCAAGGTCGATCACGGGCGGGCCTTGATGGTGTGGCGGACGTAGCAACGGCATCCGGCCGTCTCGTGCGTCGGCCCCTTCGGGTCGCGAGGATACCGCAGGGTCGCACCGCTCGGGCTGACGAACACCCCTTCCATCCCGGTTTTCTGGCCATCGAGGACGATGTGGGTGTTCCGCACCCGGCGGTCCCGCATCGAGCGCCATTCGCGGACGACGAGAAGCGGGTCGATGCCCGATTCCTCGACCATCTGGCGGAGACCTTCCTCGCGGCCCCGGTTGAGGGCGGCGGCGCTCTCGTTCATGGCGATCGCCTCGCCGCGCGCCTGAATCATCTTGCGGCGGCGGGCTGCAACCAACTTTTCGATCTGGTCGGCCGTGAGCGGCTTGCCGTCCTTGATCGCCTTCCGGATCGTTCCATCGAACCGACGATCCCGGGTGACGCTGGTCAGGGCCTCGGGATCCAGATCGGCGAGCAACCGGCGATACCGATCGAGGGCCTTAACCTGCACGTTCGAGAGCCCGATCACGTCGCGGATCTGGCGGGCCACCTCGCGGATGCCTGTGCCCTTGGCGAGCCCGTCGGTGATCACGGCATGCAGCGTAACCTTGGCGTCGTTGTTGAACGGCCGGATGAACTCGTCCTTGAGTGCCCGCATAGCCTCGACGGCCCGGGGCGAACCCGGATCGAAGCCGATCGAAACCGAAGGCTTCGGCAACCGGCCGAGCATTTCGGCGATCGTCGGCGGAAGCCGCAGCCCGGCCCCGCCCGATGCCGCCTGCGCCACCCGGATCGGCTCCCGCAGAACACGGGTTTCGAACAGCGCCACGGCCCGGAAGGCATCCTGCAAGCGGAGCCCGATCGGCTCGGAATAGCGCGCCACGAAGTTCGCCGCCTCCTCGATCCGGCCCTGTTCGAGCAGCCGGACCAGATCCGACACCGCCGCCGGGCTGGTCGCGTTGGCGAGGAATTCCTCGAAGGCCGCCAAGATGGCCCGATCGATCTTGAGCAACAGGGCTTCAATCTGCCGCTCGATGTCCGGGCGGATCGCGACCGAAACCCGGAACGCCTCGTCGCCGACGTAGATATTCAATGTGTCGCCCCACCGCCGACTCGCTCGGCCGTACTGATCCAGAATTCCAGAACCTGACCGTCACAGGACGCCGTGAGGTAGTCGGCCTCGTCCGGGTCGCATTCGGCCCCGTCTGCATCGAACCATCCGGTCAGGCGCCATTCACGGCCGTCGGTCGTGACGATGGTGTTGGTGTCCGGGTCGTAATAGACCGTGCGGTGCGAGGTCATGTCAGTCGCTGTCCAGCAGCGCCATGCGGCGGCGCTCGATCAGCGCCGCGGCCCGGCTGTAGATGTCGAACAGGACAAACCCGCCTTCGTTGTGGACGGTCCGCAGCGCGTAGGTGCCATCCGTCCCGAGAGCGACGACCACCACGGCGGAAAGTGACTTGCCGGCGCCGCCAAACGCATCGGTCATCGCCGACCGGGCCTCGGCCTTGATCGTGCGGCGCTTCGGGATCTTCAGGCGGACGACGTTGCTCATGCGATCCCCGCCGCGCCATTGCCCACAGGCGGCCGGTTGCCCGGCGGGGTATCCTCGCCGTCGGCGCCTTCGATGTCCGGAAGCAGCGCCATCGCGGCCTCGGTCTCGGCGTCGATCTGTTCCTGATCTTCTTCCGGGTCGTAGTCGGCCATGAGCCTGCCCCGGCGCTTCATCTCGTCGACCAGCGCGATCCGGCTGATCGTCCGGTTTTCGCGAAGGGCGAGCAGCGTCGCGTCGTCCTGGCCGGTCACGTCGAGGCCGAAGTCGGTATGGATCGCGACCTCGGGTTCCGAACTGTCCCCGATCCACTCGCCGAGCATCGACAACGCGGCTTCCATCGTATCGGCAAACCGCAAGGCCCATGTCTGGACGAGGCTATGCGCCTTGGCGGCCTCGACGCCCGTGGCCGTGGCCGTGACCGCGCCGGTGCCGGGCAACAGCGGCTGCATCCCGAGGCGGCGCATTTCCTGTTTCTTGGCGTCGACCTTGAGGCGGAAGTGCTCAAAGGTGGATCCGGCCGGTTCGAGCATGGCCCACTGACCATTCTCGCCACCGAACAGGACCGCCATCGGCCCGACCACGATCTCGCTCCCATCGGGCGGCGGCATCATGCCGTTCGCGGCCAGCATCATGAAGGCGCCGCGGGTCTCGACGTTCTGTTCGGCGGCCTCAAGCCGGAACAACGCCAACTGCTCACGGGCGAGGTTGATGAGCGGAGGCGTCACCATCTGCGGGCCGCGCCGCTCGCCGGCATAGAACACGGCCAACGGGACGTGATCGAGCGACGTGACCCCGGCACCGACCTGCACCCATTCCTTTTTCCCGTTCGCGCCTTTGACCTCTTCCCACAAGGCCCACGTGCCGGGTTCGAGGACGCGGATCCGGACCTGGATGCGCTCGTCCCATCCCTCGCGGATCGTCACTGTCTCGCGGATGCGGGCATGGGTGATGACCTCGACCCCGCCCACAACCTCGGTGTACAGCGCCAGCAGATCGGCGGCCTCGATCCGCACCAGATACGGACGCAGGCTTGCCGCCCGTTCGTCCGCCACCGTCCGGACACCATCGGCGACCGGATAGTCCGCCATGATGCCGACGAGCCCGTCCCGGACACCGGCCCGGAATGCCGTCTCGGAAAAGACGTGAAGGTTGTTCCCCTCGCCGTCGATGTCCTCGCATAGTTCGACGATGCGGGCCGATGCCCCGTCCTTAAGGACCATTTCCTTGGCGAACGGCTTGGACGCCAGCCCGTGCAGGATATCCCCGAACAGCGGCGTGAACGACGCTTCGGCCAATCGGGTCCGATAGCTGCCCTCGGTCTCGCGTTCCCACCGGGTGAGGTAGGTCTCGCGCTTGGCATGGATCACGGGCAGGCCGACGAGCATGTCATGGACGAGCGTCCGATCGGCCTCGGTCGCCGCGTAGGCGCCGGACGGGGAAGCAGGCGTCTTTTCGGTCTGCATCATCCCATCCTGTAGGAACCGACATATGCGACGTTGTTCCGGCGAAGGAGCTCGACGCTGTACCGAAGTGCGTCGATCACGTGATTTTTCTTGTCCTCAAGGATCGGCGTGACCTCGTTCGTCAGCGGATCGGTCTTGAAGGCGTAGTGCGTCAGTTCGTCGATGGTGTGCCGGCAGCGCGGGTGGACCACGATGTCGAAGGACTTCAGGAACTCGATCCCGTCCTCAACCGACCCCGCGCCCTTGGTTGCCGGCGTGATCCTCGGATACCCGTTGCGCTGCATGTAGCTGATCGTTTCCGGCCGCGCACTGTCGGCCCGGATCGGCCATTTCCGCGCCATGTTCGGTTGACCGGGGACGAGGCTGTCGAACAGCGCCGGCGTCCGGTCGATCTCGCACCCGACCTTGTAGGCCTCGTGGTCGACGTAGAGCGTCCGGCCATGAACCCAGCAACGGACCAACACCGTCGGGTCGACCGAGAAGCCCCAGTCGGCGCCGAAATAGAACATCGGGGACGTGGTGCCCTTGTCCTTGTCGTCCACCGGCGTTTCGAACGCCTCGACGCGCCAATTGCGGAACACCCGCGCCTCGCTGTTGCGCAGGTACTCGCCAAGCCAGATGTGGGCGTGCTTGTCCGGATCCCGCTGGAGATCCCATTGCCGCTCAAGCTCGAGTTCCTCGGGGAACCACGGATTATCGTGGTAATTCACCCGGCGGACGATCGCGCCCGGCGGCGCGCCATCCTTGCCGCGGAACATCTTGTCGACCGGATCGCGCGGATCGCGCGGGTTCCACGTCGCCCAGATCTCGGACCCCGGCGCGCGGACCGTCGGGATCAAGGTATCCCATGAGGCTTGCGAGACGGTCGCAGCCTCCTCAACCCATGCGTGGGTCAGGCCCTCGAACGATCGGATACCGTCGGCATTGCCGCGCAGACCGGCGAACGAGAACACGGTGCCATTTGCGCCCCGGATCTCGGTCTCAAGACTGCGATAGAACCCGTGCAACCCCATCGCCGCAATCTTGTCGTCGAGGACTTTCTTGACCGAGTCCCGGATCGACTTCTGCACCTCGCGGAAGCAACCGACGCGGATCGGCCGCTGCGTCCCGATTGCGATCAGCGCAGCGGCGACCGAGTGCGATTTGCCGGATCCGCGCCCGCCGTAATACGCCTTGTACCGCGACGGCTCGAACAGCCCGGCGAACGCCTCAGGTATCCGAACCTTCGACAAGCGCGGGCCTCACGAACTCGATCGTCAACGTGGTGTGTGTTTCGATCGGCGCTTCCGGATCCCCGGCGATCTGCGTCGGCAGCACCTTCGCGAGCAGCGACATGAACGGGCCGGGGTTCTTGACGGCCTGCACCTTGAGGTAACCGACGAGCCCTTCCTTACCGCCTGCCTCGCGGGCCGCGATCAGGATTGCGTCCTTGAGTATGGCCGTTGTCTTGTTGACGGCCCCCTTGGGGCGGCCCATGCCGGCGGCCGGCGGTTTTCTAGGCTGCACTATTTTGCTGTTTGCCGGGGTGCTCATGGGCGATTTTGTGCTTTTCGCATCCTACATATCGTCAGTTCGCCGACGAACAGCGGTCTCCGCTCGGTGGACGGTTCGCATTTTCGTCGTCGTATTGCGTAGGCACCCCCGGCGATGCGTTGACGCGATGCCGGCAGGGATCTCGTCAGGAGGCCGGGAAGCCGGTGCCGATGTGTGTCTTGACGATGGGCGGTCCGTCGGAACTGACTGGGGCGATCTGCGGTCCCCAGCCGAGGGGCGCCGGCCCCTTCACCGACGCCGATGGCGGCCGGATCCTGTCCACCAGTGCCCGGATGATTGCCGCTGCGCAGGTATCGCCATCGGTGGTGAGACGGGCCTGTTCGCGTTCGGCAAGGGCGATGAGGTCGGCGTCGGTCATTGAGGATCACCCGATTTCCATCACCAATTTCCGGCGGAGGGCCGGTTCCATGTTCTCGAAGCCCTTCACCGGCTCGACGAAGGCGCCCGGTCCGCCGATGACGTGGTCGCGATACCAGTTGATGAGGATCGTCGGGTTTTCATCCACCGTGATCGGCAAGCCGTTGATGGTGGCGCCGATCTCGACCAGCCGGTTACGGGCCTCGGTCGGGTATTCGCCGATGTTGTGGGTTCCATCCCCGGATATGTCGACCACCATCCGCTCGACAGCCTCAGGCTTGACCGTGAGCAGGGCGTGGGCGGCTTTCATCGCCCCGCTGAGGCATGTATTGCCCCGCGAGCCGCTGTCGGTCCTGGAGCCAATGGCCGAGGCTACGGACAACAGGTCGGCCTGCGTCTCGATCCGGGTCCACTTGACGAGGATGCGCTGGTATTCGCAATCGGACCATTCGAGGTAGGCGATCCAGATGTTTCCGTGGGCACCTTCCTTCACCGCCTGCCACACGTCCGGGTGGGAGAGTGCCGAGGCGTAGGCTTTGCGCTGTAGCTCGATTTCCGGGATCGACATAGACCCCGAGACATCGGCTGCGAGGACCAACGCCAGGTCCGAGACCGGTACCTCGCTCGGATCGGCCCGACGTGTTCCCAGCATGTAGGCCCCGACGGCAACGAGTGCGAGCGCGATGACGTGCCGCGCGAGCACGAGCCAGTCGGTGCGGGTCATGCGGCCTCAACTTTTTTCGGATTGCCTGTTGACAGGTCCATACGCTTAGCGTAAGTTAGGACCATCGAAACACGGACATGAGGGACACGGAAATGACGAACGACGAGATGAAGCCGAACCGCTACCTCCGCTGGCACAAGGCTCGCCGCCTCGTCGCCAAGATCAATAACCACCTTGCCAACGGCGGCCATGTCGGCATCGGCTCCTACACCCGCCCGACCCTCTACGGACCGAAGTGCGCCGGCATGTTCAAGGCGACCCGCACCGGGGCCTACGTTCAGCGCGGAAAGCGGTTCGACTGCATCGACTTTTCGCCGATCGGTTTCTCTCAGTAACCAAACCGCCGGGGTTCCGGCCCCGGCTTCACTCTACGGAGAGCAGAAGATGTTCAAGCTCTATCCGACCTTCACGCAG